GACGGTATCGGCCAAGTGGGGCGGAGTCCGTGGTAACGATATTACCATCGTTATTCAGGAAAATATCGATGATGAGGCAAAGTTTGATGTATCGACCTTAGTGGACGGAGCCGAGATCGACAAGCAAACCGTGTCCGATATCGACGGCCTTACCGCAAATGATTGGGTCATTTTTTCTGGTACCGGCCCCCTAACAGAAACAGCAGGTGCTCCACTAGTGAACGGGTCTGATGGAACCGTGACGAATCAGGCCTATGTCGATTATCTGGCTGCTGTGGAGATTTTCGACTTTAACACGATTGCGCTGCCTAGCACAGATGATACACTCAAGGCAACCTTCACGGCCTTTGCTAAAAGGCTCCGGGACGACGAAGGGAAAAAGATCCAGGTCGTTCTTGAAAATTACCCTGCTGCTGATTATGAGGGTGTGATTAGTGTTAAAAACGGCGTAGTACTCTCTAATGGAACTACCCTGACAGCAGCTCAAGCGACAGCGTGGGTGGCCAGTGCAACAGCGGGGGCACAGGTAAATGAATCGCTCACCTATCAGGCCTACGACGATGCAGTCGATGTAGCTCCCCGGTATACCAATGCCCAGATCATTGCGGCGTTGCAGGCAGGGGAATTCTTATTTACCGCGAATGACAACCAGGCGCTGGTGGAGCAGGATATTAACACCCTGACCAGCTTCACGGTGGATAAAGGGAAGCAGCTCGCCAAGAACCGAGTGATCAGGGTCCTGGATGGAATCAACAATGATTTTGTCCGGATTTTTTCGAAGTTCTATATTGGCAAAGTATCCAATAATGCGGATGGACGGAACCTGTTGAAATCGGAGTGTATTAACTACATGAATACCTTACAGGGTATTGATGCAATTCAGAATTTTGATGCTCAATCTGATATAACAGTTCAAGCCGGTAATGATGTGGATGCGGTCTATATTGAGGCTTATGCATGGCCGGTAGATAGCATTGAAAAGATTTATGTTCTTGTACGGATTAAATAGAAAGTGAAGGTGAGATAAGATGGCATATTTAAGATCGGAAGACGCAGTTAGCGGCAAGCAGGCCAAAGCTTTTGCTACGATCAATGGTCGGGTGGAAGAGTTATTTTATGCTAAATCCATTGAGGCTACCATTGAAAAGAATAAAGCGGATGTCCCTATTCTGGGCAGGACGAATGTGGGAAAGAAAGCTGCGGGCTGGGCCGGCAGTGGGACCTTGACGATCTATTATTTTACGAGCCTGTTCAGGCAGTTGATGATTGAATATGTGAAAACCGGGCGGGACTTCTATTTTGACCTTCAAATCGTCAACGAGGACCCAGCCTCTGGTGTAGGGAAACAGACAGTTGTGCTTAAAGGCTGCAATTTGGACAGCATAGTAGCAACTTCCTTTGATATCACTTCGGATGATCCATTGGAAGAGGAGATGCCCTTTACTTTCGAGGATATTGATATGCTGGATCAGTTTAGTCGGCCTGTGACGGTATAAAAGCACTTTTTGAGGTTATATCATGCCGTGAGACACATCTCTAACTTCGCTTTTGAGGAGATCAGATAAAGCGCTGGTCTCCTTTCCATTACCGTTGTTAAATGTTTTCTTAGTATTTGATGAAATTTAGGAGGAATAAAGAATTATGAGTGATTTACAGGATTTTTTAATGGACAGTTTTGAAGATGCGGAAATTATTGAACGCAAAGTAAGCCTTGGTGGGAAGGAAAAGATTATGAAGTTTAAAGCTATTTCAGCCGCCACAGGTGACGAGATCAGGAAGAGCTGTCGCAAGACAAGCTTCCATAAAGGCCAGCGGGTTGTTGAAACAGATCAGGATGCATTCGTGGCTAAATTGATTATTGAAACAACTGTATTTCCTGACTTCAAATCACAGGAGCTTCAGCAAAACTGGGGGGTGCTTGGGGCTGAAAATCTGTTGAAAGCCATGAAAGCAAAAATGAAGGATGGTGAATATGCTACCGTTTCGACTATTGTCAGTGAAATCAACGGTTATGACAAGAGCATGAACGATTTGGTCGAAGAAGCAAAAAACTAATTGAGGAGGGCAATGCTGAGTGGAATTATGCTTACTACGCCCTCCATGAGCTTCATATTTCGCCTGGTGCATTTATGAGATTGCCTCGTAATGAAAAGGCGGCTATTTATGCCATGATTGATGTTCGCATCAAAAAAGAAAAGCAAGAGATGGCGAAGACAAGGAAAAAGAGATGAGTGGCATTCTGATGTTCGAGTTGAAATATCTGGCGGGTATCTGAAATTAATTGTGCGATGTGAATAGTGAGGCAATGAATAAAGAGTAATGGTGAAAGAGTTAGGAAAACTGAAAGACGTATTAATGAGTAATGAGTAGACTGTATGAAGCGCTCGCTAAAGGGCGTTTTTTCTTAAGCCAAAAGGGGGGGATTGTTTGGCGACGATTAATACGACAATGATTAATGTGGCGATTAACGAGGAAAAGATGGGCTCAGTATTAGATAAACTGGATACATTGTTTAATGTTGCAGACCGTTTAATCCAAGCCACCAAAGTAATAGGTGGATCAACTATTGGTGCTGCAATGGAGCAACAGCAGATCATAGATACCATCAATGCAAGGGCTGGGAGTGAGTCCCTTGGTTCGGCAATCTATAATCGAATTACAAAGCAAACTTTAGCATTAGGGCAAGATGTAGATGCTTCGCTTGCAGGAACAATGTCCTTTATGTCCAATACCATAGATCCAAACAAATTAGAGCAACTTAATGGCTTAGCGATGCGGCTCTCTAAACTAAATCCAACAGAAGGATTAGAAGGGGCTGCTTTTTCAATGAAAGAATTGATGTCAGGCGACTATACATCAATTGCTGAGAGCTTTAACATGAGCGGAGCAATGCTTGAAGGTAGTGGGGTGCAACAGGCTGGACTCAAAGGAGATATCGACGGATTTATTAAAGGGATGGACGAATTATTAAATCAGCAAAATATGACTCAGGAAGCTTTTCAAAAGATGCTGGACAGTCCGGCGGCAAAGTGGCAACGAGTCGTAAGTAACTTTAACTTTAACATGGCGAAAGCAGGCGAAAATTCAGTTATGGCACTGACGCCGCTGTTCGATTTGATGAACCAGATGTTTGAAGATGGACGAATACAGGCTTTCTTTAATGGACTGAGTGTTGCTATTTTGATAGTTTCAAAATTGGTGTCGAATCTGGCAAGTATCGCATTAGGGCTAGAGACCGGAATACTGCAGAATTGGGGTATGGTGGTACCGTTATTGTGGATGATAATTGGTGCATTGATCATATATAACAGTAAATCGCTTATAAGTATGGCAAATACAGCTAAAGATATTGTTCTTAAGATTGCACATGCCGCAGCCTCATCGGCGGAAACGCTAGCAATAATCGGATTAATAATAGCCCAGGAGGGGCTGAATGCAGCCATAGCCTTATGCCCTATCACATGGATTATCGGAGCGATTATAATATTGATTGCGGTTTTCTATCTCGCAGTAGCAGCAGTTAACCATTTTGCAGGTACCAGCATTTCTGCGACTGGGCTGATTGCGGGCTTATTCGGCGTTCTATTTGGGTTCATTTATAACCGATTCGCCAAATTCGCAAACATAGTCTTATCTATAGTTGAATTCTTTGCAAATGTATGGAAAGACCCGATTTATGCTGTTAAAAAACTCTTTTACGATCTGTCAATCAATGCACTTGAGGATATGGTTAACATCGCTAAGGGCATTGAAAATCTCATCAATAGAATACCTGGGATGCATATAGATATCACATCAGGCATGGAGGGGATATTAGACAAGCTGAAGAGCGAGCGTGATGACCTGGAGAGTGAAGCGGATGTTGTGAACCTAATGCGATTTGAGCAAAAAGATTATGGAGAGGCTTTTAAGTCCGGATATAAATGGGGAGACGACCTCAGTAAAAAGTTTGATTTAACAAATATGTTCGGACTTAACAACGATATTGGAGCAATAGCCGCAGGAGGGGAAGAAGAGGGCATCCCCAACATCGACAGAGTCGGCGAAGTCGGCAAAATCAATAACACCGTAGATATCTCCAGTGAAGATCTGAAAATTATGCGCGAGTTAGCCGAAATGAAGAACATCCAGAACTTCGTAACGCTCACTCCGACGGTATCTGTGACCACTGGAGACATCCGCAACGGAAGTGATGCGGATACCATTGTATCCCAGATTAAGACCATGTTGGAGAGAGATATCGCATCATCGACATCAGCTGTGTATGGATAAGTCATAAAATAATGCCATGGAAAGGCAGGTGATACCAAAATGTCCTACAGCATTAGACTCAGTTTTAGTGAGGATGAAGCCTTCCAGCTCCCAGTTATGCCAGGAAGCATTGAAATAAGCAAATCCGGTAACAACCAAACCCAAGAAATCGTATCCTTGGGTGAGATTAACATCATTAAACATCCTCAGCTCATGGAATACGGATTTAGCAGTATCTTTCCAGCCCAGTTTTATCCCTTTGTGACAGCGCAAGTCATCCTGCAGCCGATAGAATATGTCCGGATTATCATCAGGTGGATGGAGTCTAAACAACCCATCCGTTTTATTTTTATCTCAGATCGCGTTGATATCAACACCTTAGCCAGCATCGAAAGCTTTGATTGGAAAGAGGTTGCCGGTGGCTCAGGGGATATCGAATACTCCATTAAATTGAAGAGGTATGTCTCGTATGCAGCCACAAAGGTAACAGAAGATATGATCATCGATAGAGGCGCCTCCACAGCCGTGCCGACTCCGACACCCTCCAGACCGAACGAGACGCAGCAGATTAAGACATATACTTTGGTGGCAGGGGATACCTTATGGGCTGTAGCTCAAAAGCACTTGGGCAACGGCGCTCGCTGGCCGGAAATACAGCAGCTGAATAGCATTACGGATGCTGAAATTAAGCGCCTGCAGATCGGTCGGGTGCTAAAACTGCCATAAGGAGAATTGAAGTTATGCTGAAAGTAGTCTTAGATAATAAAGACGGAAACGTCTGGGATATCTCTCGGATTGTCGCCGATGTGAGCTGGAAAACGAGTCGGATGGGTAAAGCGGGAAGCCTGGATTTTACACTCATTAAGACTGCATCTGATCAGGAGCCCTTGTTCAAATACTCCAACGGGGATATTGTCCATGTGCAGATGCAGGATGGAACGAATGTCTTTTATGGATATATCTTCTCGATTGATAGTGGAAGCAGTGAGACGGTTAATATCACCTGTTATGACCAGTTGCGCTACCTCATGGCCAGCGATACTTGTGTATGGACCAATATAAAAGCCTCCGAAGTTGTTCAGAAGATTGCTGCGGACTTTAATTTAAACCTAGGGCGGATTGATGATACCGGTTATTTGATCCCCAGTCTACATGAAGACAACCAGAAGCTGATGGACATCATCTGCAAAGCTCTGGACCTCACTCTGATCAACACCGGCAAGAACTATGTCTTCTTCGACGATTTCGGAGCCTTGTCAGTTCGGAATATCGAAGATTTTCTTTTGGATTTTATCATTGGCGACTACAGCCTCATGACAGACTTCAGTCATAGGGTTTCTATTGACTCTGACACCTATAATGTCATCAAACTATATAAGGACAATCAAGAAACAGGCAAGCGGGAAATTTACGAGGCGCATGACAGTGTCAACATAGCCAAGTGGGGGGTACTACAACTTTATCAATCTGTAGACGAAAACATGAACTATGCCCAAATCAATGAAATGCTCACAAATTTATCTGCGATTAAGAATCGCGAGACGAGATCCCTTAAGATTGAAGCACTGGGCGACATTCGAGTCCAGGGTGGCCGTTATGTACGAATTCAAATAGCAGAGTATGGGATTAATCAACCCTTTCTGGTCGATGAATGCACTCACCGCTTTGATGGAGTGGACCATACCATGAGTCTTGAGTTAAGGGTCATTTGATAGTTGAGGAGGTGATGAAATGTCTAGCTTATTAGACTTGATCAAAGCAGCTGGAACTGATGCTGTCAATGCATCTAACCCTGTGAATATCCTTTTTGGCGAGATCTTAACGGTGAATCCGCTCAGTGTCAAAGTCGATCAACGTTTTACACTGCCGGCGGATTTTTTAATTGTACCGGAGGGGATGACAAATTACGAAGTGGATTTGCACCATACGCATCAATACACTGACAATGGGTCTGCGAGTAACACTTCGGAAGCCTTAACTTCCAAAATCGTGATTCGTTCCGGGCTTGCCCCGGGGGATAGGGTCCTGATGCTTAAGGTCCAGGGAGGGCAGCGTTATGTCATTTTAGATAAGGTGGTGACAGTATTATGATACCTACTGGTGGAAGAATTACCCATGGGACGATCCAATATGCCGAACGGCCTTCCCTCACATGGAGAATTGATTTGGAAAAAGAGCGCATCACCGGGAGACTGGATGGACTGGAATCTGTGCAACAAGCCGCTGCCAAGATTCTGCAGACCCAGCGGTTTCGCCATTTGATTTATACTCCGAATTATGGCTGTGAGTTAAGTCAATTGATGGGCATCAATCCGACTTTCGTGAAGTCTGAAGCCACGAGGATGCTCCAAGAGGCATTGACTCAGGATGACCGGATCATAGGAGTCGAGAATGTGCAGACCACAGCTACGGGGGATAGTCTGCTGATTGAGTTTACGGTGGTCAGCACCTACGGGAGCTTCGATATGACTCAGGAGGTGAGTGGTTAATGTATGAACATCAGACCTATGAGGCAATTCTGGCCAGGATGCTTGCCCGGGTGCCGGTGACCATCGACAAGCGGGAGGGCAGCCTGATTTACGATGCCCTGGCCCCGGCAGCGGCGGAGCTGGCTCAATCATATGCTGAGTTAGAGGTCAATAACAATCTTTCTTTCGCAGATACGGCCAGTGGAGAATTTTTAACCCGTCGGGTCGCTGAGTTCGGGATCAAGCGGAAGGTGGCTACAAAAGCCTGGCGGCGCGGCGGATTTCTGGACAGTAATAATACCCTTCTTAGCATTCCGTTAGGCAGCCGCTACAGTATCGGTGGGTTGAATTATACAGCAATCGAACAGATCAGTACCGGAGCGTATGTCCTTGAATGCGAAACGGCTGGAACGGCAGGCAATCAGCAGTTTGGGGATTTGCTCCCTATCGCCTATGTCAATGGTCTAGCCAGGGCGGAACTCACCGAGGTGCTAGTTCCAGGTGAGGATGAGGAGGCAGACGAAGCCCTGCTCTCCCGATATTATGAGACGGTTAACGAACCGGCTTTTGGCGGGAATATGGCAGATTATCGGCAAAAAATCAATGCTATTAATGGTGTCGGAGGAACCAAAGTCTTTCCAACCTGGGCCGGCGGCGGGACCGTGAAATGCACGATTATTGCTGCTGACTGGACTAAGCCATCTCCAGAATTAGTGAATGAGGTCCAGTCCACCATGGATCCGGAAGAAAACCAGGGTATGGGATTGGGTCAGGCACCTATCGGCCATACTGTGACGATTACCGGGGTGGATAAGGTTACGGTGGATGTGGAAACAACACTCACACTTGCGCCCGGCGTAACTCCCGGGCAGGTTCAGTCCGATGTGGAAACGGTCTTAGACGCCTATCTTTTAGAACAAAGAAAAACCTGGGCTGCGCAAAGCCAGATCATCGTCCGGACGGCACAAATTGATGCCCGGATGCTTACGATCCAAGGCGTCGAAGATGTGATTGGAACAAAGCTTAATGGGATGGAGGCCAATCTCGCGCTTGACGAGGAAGAAATTCCAATCCTGGGGACGGTGGTTATAAATGAGTAAGTCGATTAGAGAGTATTGGCCTAAATTGTTTGATAGCATCTTAGACTTTCAGATTCTAGCTGATACGGTGGATACCGAAATACAGTGTCTCGATGGCGCAAGGGATCAGCAATTAGCTGACCAATTCGTTCTCACTTCGGGCTATGAGGCGATAAAACGCCGGGAAAGAATGCTGGGTATCCAGGCTGATCCCACGACTGAAACGCTGGACTTCCGGAAAAAACGGATTATTAATCGATATTCAACCAAGCCACCCTTCACCATTCGCTATCTTCAGGATCGTTTGGATTTTCTGGTGGGTGAGGAGAAAGCAACTGTTAGTGTGGATGTTCAAGACTTCTTTCTTTTCGTGGAAACCGCCATAGAAGATGCGGCCCTCTTTAAAGAGGTTGAGAGGACAATAAAGACCATCAAACCGGCAAACTTGATCTATAACCAGCAGACTGCTTTGGGTGATCATATCTCTCTGGAAGAACATATCGGTTTCCGTACGTTAGAGAGACAAGCTCGACTAGGCATAACATGGAGATTAGGGATTACGCCCTTTGCAGTAGCAGGTCCGGAGGTGATCATTAAGTGATATCAATTGAGTTTTTATCCAGTATAGCAGGATATGTAGATGGTCAAGTGGCTAAGGTCGTATTAAATGGGAGCTATGAAATCACCAGCTTCAAAGTCAAAGAGGCAGAGCAAGGCTTGGTTAATATGCAATATGTCGTTCCTGATGGTGTGGTTCCAATAGTCTCTTTAATTGAGCTTAGGGATAGTTCAGATACTGTCATCAGCTCAAATGAAGTATATGTACCGATTACTGCGGATACGATCATAACGCAATCCATTCGAGTTAAGGAGGGGTGAGAATGGCAAAGACAAATTGGCAATATGGTGAAATTGTCACCGAGGAAGATTTTAACCAGTTGGGGCAAGAGATGAATGAAGCCACGGTTGGATTAGCTGTTCTGGAAGAGCAGATTGGGGAAGCGGAACAAATCAGCAAAGCCTACACCGATCAGCAAATTCAGCTAGTTACAGCTACCGGCATCCCCAAGCTGGTAACCTATTCATATGTACTGACAGCTGATGAGCAGGATCAAACTGATTTTGAAATACCTTTGGAGACCTTCGTCAAGGAAACAGACACGGTGACCGTTGCCCGGAATAGTACGGTGCTGAGCACGGAGCGATACAGTGTTGTTAACCCAAAAATAGTTCGGTTGGCGGAAGGCGTAAATATAGGAACAGAAATATTTATTCAGGTATGGAAGAATGTGCCTATCGGTCCGGATGGAGCGATATCAGCGGCAGTACTGGCTAATGATACTGTGACAGAGTCGAAGATGGCTGATGAGATGAAAAAGGATATACCTGGAGGAGTGGCGGGCTATGATACTCTTACTACACATTTGGCTGATTATGTGAAGCACCAGTATCTTTATGAAGATGCTATAAAAGGCTCTACTCAGACTCCAACAATAGTTGGCGGTCAAATTACTCAAATAGTCCACAAGATAGGTACTAATACACTCAGGATGGATACCTTTACTTATACCTCAACCCTCATAACAGAGGTAAGGACTCTGCTAACAGGCGAGGTTTTAACCTTGAGGTATTATTTTAACGCAGACGGAAGTTATAACAGAACGGAGGTGTCCTAATGGATGCAGTAGTATTTAGCAAAGTACAGGACGTAGCCAATATCGCTTTTTCTACAAACACTAACGTGACAGGAGCTAGAACAGACATAGCCAATCTTAGTTCTAAATTGGATACCAAAGGAAGGAAGTATCAGGTATTTACGGCTAACGGAACCTTCACTGTACCAACAGGAGTTTATATGATATATGTAACTGCTGTGAGTGGAGGCGGAGGAGGCGGTAGTGGTGGCAAGGCAGATAACGGTCTTTCTGGATCATACAATCCAGGGGGAACAGGAGGAACTACTTCGCTAGGCTCTTTATTGTCTATACCTGGAGGGGGAGGAGGCAAGGAAGGAGGTTGGGGCGATAGCGAGAGAAGTAAAGGAGGTTCTGGCGGTCAGGGTGGTGCTGTATCAACATTATTAAATACGGGCATATATATAAATTTTGGCTTTGAGGGATACATAGGAAATACAGGCGGTGCTGGTAGTTCACCTAACGGAGGGGGGGGAGCAGGCGCAAAGGTAGGATGGTGCGGGATTGGAAATGGTGGCGGTGGAGGTAAAGGTGAGTCAGGAGCCTATCCGGGGGGCGGTGGAGGTAGCGGTGGCAGCGGAGCAGTAGTATTTGAATTTCCTCTGAGAGTAACCCCGGGGGCTAATCATTCTGTCACCATAGGACAAGGAGGTGCTGGAGGAGTGGCATCCGGGGTAAGCGAAAGTCCTCCAGTTAGCGGCACTGCAGGGAACCCTGGGGTAATGGTTATATCTTGGTATATATAAAGGAGTGATTTAATGAATCTTTGTCAAATAGCTAATGGATTAGCCTGGTGGATATTTGAGTCTGAGACAATGCCTGAGTTTGCTAACGCCCCAGGAATGTTGATCAAAGACATAACAGGCTTAGACCCACAACCAAAAGAGGGTTGGGTGTACGATGAATTAACCGATACGTTCTCCCCGCCTCCCGAGTCAAAACATCCTTCCGAGTCTCTGCCGTCTATGGAAGAAATGCAAGCTCAAACCCTGCTAAACACTGAATATCTTGTATGCCTAGCCGAAATATCAAATTTATAAGGAGTGTTGATTTATGCTTTATAAGCTTTGTAAGCAAGTTATTGAGTCTGGTAATTACGAGTACAGCTCTATGTTAAATAAACTGGATGTGTATCTGCTTGGAAATAGGATCACCCCAGAGCAGTACACTGAACTTAAAGGTTTGATGGATACGTAAGCAAGTGCGTAATAGACCCATAATGAGACATAAAGAGGGATGATTTGTTTTACAAGGAGGATAAAATAATGGCCGGAAAAATTACAAAAGAAGAATTGCATCCATTGCTATCACAGAAAATAGATGATTTTGCTGCGCATGAGGCGGATTATGTGTCACAACCAGCCAACGGCGGTGTCACAGGAGGAGCTTCCACGGCTTATACATGCTCCAGCAGTCCTGCTCCATCCTCACTTGTTGATAAAATTGGCGTTGTTATTACCGCTCATGTAGATAGTGGTGCAAACCCGACGCTAAATTGGAATGGTAAAGGAGCAAAACCGATTGTAAAACACAACGGCAATCCTGCAAACCTAAAAAAGGATGGTATATACACACTTCGCCTTAACGCAACAAAGCAAAATTTTATCTTACAGGGTGAGGGGGGGGTAGAAGTAAGCCCAGCTGACATAAAAGTGGGGGTGGTGATTGATGACATAACAGGTACATTTACATCGGATGCAAACGCAGTAGCAGGTAATGTACTAAGTGGGAAAACTGCATATGTAAATGGTAACAAAGTCACTGGCACTATGCCCAATAACCCTGCTCAAACCGCAACCCTGCAAATCACAGGAAGCGCAAAACCTACCAAAGCTATTCCGGCAGGGTATACACCAGGAGGAACTGTTACAGCAGAATTAGCTCTGGTATTGGCCAGCAATATTTTATCCGGTAATACAATAGGTGGTGTGGCTGGAAGTGCTTGGGGAGTTACTACAGTTACAGCTGGAGAAACTGTGAAAATCATAAATACCAGTCCCCAAGAGATATATTGCGGTGGTACTACACCTGTAGCAAGGTCTCCTCAATTTAAGCCAAAATATCCAGGCACAATAAGAATAAAATTTAAATTTAATGGTGGAAGTTATGGACAAGGTGCTTATGCCAGAGTATATAAAAATGGTATAGCTGTTGGTACTTTAAGAAGCGTAATAGGTAACCCCAATACTTTTATTTTTACAGAAGATTTTTCTTGTGTTGCTGGTGATGTTTTCCAAGTCTATGCGTGGGGCAATGGTGTATGTGAAGGAGGATATATGACTATACTTGACATCGGCGTGTATGTCCAAGACCAATTCCCGAGCTATTTTGATTAGGAGGGTAAAAATGATTGCAAAAATACAATATATTTCCGAACAGGATAGGAAAAATGTTATTGATTCAAACCCAAATAAAGTGTTAATTGAGGAACAAAATATTTTAGAAGGCAATTTCCTAATTTTTTCAGATGTAAGGCCTAACGAATTTATTTTGAGGGATATTAAAGATAATACTGACATTATTATTTTGAAACAGGAGGGGATTCTTTAATGCTTAATCAAATTTATTTAGATAAGCTAATTGACCTTGTTAAGCGTGAGGTTATTACTCTCGAGTCTATTAAATCAGAGGAGTACAGAGATACGGTTCAATCATTGATTACTGTGTCATAGACCCATTTTGCGCAACACCAAGAACGCCACATAGGGCGTATTTTTTATGCTTCAAAATAGGTCAATCACAATATTGGTGCGTAATTCATATAATGTACAAGCTTGAAAGAGGTGATAGCCTTTGGACTTTACAGTTATCACAGCCCTAATTGGGATTGTAGCAACTTTGTCCGGAATCATCTTAGGTTGGTCGGCAAGGGCAAAGGAAGCTAAAAATGAAGTCAGAAAAGATGCAGAAATAGATACAGTAATCCGGATGGACATGGAATATTTAAAGCGCGGGGTAGACGATATCCGGATAGAGCAGCGGGCACAAGGGCAGCGCATGGATGTCATGGGCGAACGCCTTACTCGAGTTGAAGAGTCATCTAAACAGGCTCACAAGAGGATTGACCGCATCGAGCAGAAAGAAGAGTAAGCAAAATGCCACAAATTGAATGGGTAGGCACACCGAACTTTAGATCCGGGCGCAATGGCCGTATGCCGCTGGCCATTGTGGACCATATCACTGCCGGCTATTATCCGGGCTGCTTAAGCTGGTTGCAGAATCCTGAATCCCAAGCAAGTTCACATTACCTGGTCTTAAGAAACGGTCGCATATTACAGTTGGTCGAAGATAAGAATGCGGCCTGGCATGCCGGCATAGTGAACAAACCGAATTGGAGCCTATATGACGGAACGAACCCAAA